GGAGGCGGTCTGGCGCGTCGGTGTGGGTTGCCTGTCGTGCGCGTGTCGGGTTCGGCGCGAGGCGGGGGCGACCACAAGGGTGCTTGGGGTTTTCCCCGCCGGGGGCCCGACTCCCGGTTTATCCTACCGGGGGAGGTGTGGGAGGTTATTCCACTACTGCCAGACCTCGCTCTTGAGCGACCTCCATCAATGCCTCGATCTTGACAGGATCCTTCATGGTTCCGGCCTCGATCTGTCCAAGCATCCCAAGGATGAGATGATTATCAACCCTGCGATACTTCTCCAAGGAAGATTCCTTCTGCGTGGTAGTAACAATGTACTCCACCCCATTAACAACCATCTTCTTTGTAGGCATGGACCTACTCCTGTGAAAGTTGGTGCGTTACCTTGCCTACACCATGTCGGCATGGCACACACCGGGTGAACAAATTTCAAAAGGCTGACGCCGGGCTTACCACCGGCGGCAGCCGTAAGATGTAAGATGTAACTCGTACATGGAAAAAAGCAGGTAGCCCTAAGTACGACCCCCTGTAGCCAGTAAAGTACGGTAAACTACGGTAAACTGCGGTAAGAAAGTACGCTAAAGTACAATTTAGGTACAGTCCGGGGTACCCTACGGTAGTGTAAACAGTATAGTAGGGTAACAGTAGGGTAATGTAGGGTAACGTAGGGTATTTCATTGCCCTTTTATTTTACAACTAACTATCAATCCTCGTTGGTGTACCTTGCCTCAGTTGGCTTGAAGTGCGTGTGCCACCCGGTTTCCCGAGTCTCGGCGTTCCACTTCTTCCAGAACTCCTCCTTGGCGTCTGACAGCGTTGGTCCACCAACATGTGTGACCGTGATCGTGTCTCCCATGGGGTGCTTTGCACGCTTGATGGTCACACGCCAAGACAACTCCGACACCTGCTTGGTGTAGGTAGTCTTTGCCATCCACTGGTTGGGAATTACTTCCCAGCCCATGGCCTTAGCCATGGCAGTCACCGGACCCCAAGGGGATCCACTCTTGATGGCAAGTCCCTGAGTGTCTCCCTCGGCCTCCAAGATCTTGAACCTCTTGTCCAAGGTGATGGAAACCAGAGAGGTTCGGTCCTTTGACCACAGAAGGAACTTTCTACATGGAAACATGCTTAACCTCCGGTGCTTAGCACCGATAGAGAAAGGAACACCTAACCACATTGGTTAGGGAATGCCCTTGCCCCCATTTCTGGGAGCAAGGGTCCATGTGTTGCTTAGCAACCAAGGATGTGACGGGACTTGGCAAACCGCTTGCGGTCAGCACCCGGATAATTCAGGGGCGTGACCTTTGAGGGAATCAGGATCTCACGATCCAAGAACTTCTGATCCACCCGACTGATGCAAGCCTTGAAGGCCTGCCGAGCCCATCGAGCGTGGGCGATGGGAGTTCCGATGGAGTCATGGATTGGCGCAATGCGAATCCCTGCCTCTGCCGCCATGAGAGCCATGAAGTGGATTGCACTAGCATCCACAGAGTGGATGACATTCGGGCCTGCCGCAGCATCTGAGGACGCTGCGTGAAGTGGCTGGAATGAGATTCGATGACGCTTGCCATCGAAGGTCACACTCACATCCCACGGCTTGGCATCCATGTCGACGACCATGCCGCGGTTGAAGACACGGCATCCCGATGGCGAAGTCCAGTTAAGGACTTGACCATCATTACGACGGTTACGAGATGCCTGCTTGATTGCCATCATGGAAGGACGAAGACGGCTGGTAAGACCAGCAGCCGCCTTGGACCCGAACAACGAAGTCTCGTATGCCCGAGCCACATCACTGGCAACACGAACTGCCAGAGACCATCCAAGAGCCTGCCACACACCAGCGTACCTCTCGTTGAGGTCCAACTTGGAGACCTTTTCAAGAGATCCCACTATGTAATCACCAGCATTGTCCACATACTGGATTGGGCTGGTCTGCGGGTTCTTGAGAATTGCACCCCGAGTAAGCGAGGGGTTTGCTGCCGAGTAGATCATCGGAACAGCAAACGTCTTGGCGGTCTTCCGATCAACGAACATCGGGTTGTCCCTGACATGAACAGGCAGGAGACGTGCCTCGTTGACGTAGGCAGACATTGCAGTGTACAACGACTGCGGCGAGTCTGAAGGGTAGAGGTTGGTGAGATGGCACAGAGCCTCGTCACCAGTGAACCAGCCATACCACGCTGGACCAGATGCACTCTGGTCCTGCTGGAGAATGTAGCCAGAACAACCCTCTTCCTTCATCTCGCGAATTGCCTCAGCAGCCCGCAATGCACAGAAGGGCTTGCTGTCCTTGCAGTCCCTGACAAACTTCACGGGATCTGCAAGGATGTCCTCGTAGTTGTCCTCCGTGACACCGTACTCCTTCTTGATGACTTCCAGAAAGATCTGGATATCATCGTCCGAAGCAGGCAACTTCTCAGCGAAGTCACACGACGCACGGTGGGCATCACCACCTTGATAGGAGGCAACGCCGCGCGAGTCAGTGTACAGACGATAGCGGAAGTCTGGGAACAATGGGAGGTAGTAATTACCCTCACCAAAGTTCGTGAACTCCTGAAGCATCAGGAGTTCCATTTGGTTCCGCTTGGGGTCAAAGAACCCCTCAGCAGCCAGAGTCCGCATCGCCTGAAGCACCAACTTGTTCGGAGCGAACTCAGTCTCCGACAAGTACGTCACAGCATCCTTGAAGGCATCTGGCAAGTCAAGGTCCAGAACACCGTCAGGTGCCATCGACCGCCGCCTCGTGGCTGCGGCACTACGCTGAAGACGAGCCGTGGTCTTGCCGGTGGACTCGACATCGTTGTTCCGAATGAACAACGATGAGTAGTTGTTACCAACTTCACCGGCCTCGTCGATCGCATCACTACCTGAGAGGGAGAACATGCTCAGGTTGCCATCATCGAGACCCATCTGCAACAACTGCTGCAACCCATCGCGGTCATCGACGCCGGTATGTTCGGCGACCCGTTGCATGAACTTGGATGCACGCAACACATTGTTTAACAGGTATCTATACATGATACCAGTCTCCTAGTTGACCCTGTTGGTGATTGGGTTTGTGTTGGGTCAGACACAAGCCCTAAGTGCTGTAACAGTACAGCCATGGCTCCCCTCTTGTGAGGGGAGCCGAGGTCACACTGTTGCCACCCACCAGCACAGTAGCATTGCTGGGGGGGTAAGGGGGGGTAACGATACCTCCCAACTTGTTACTCCCCCTCCGTAAATTCCTGACCCCCTAGTCGATTTTCTTTTTTATTATTTTTTCCAAGAAATTCTCTTTGGTCCTTTCTTGCGGTTCTTTGCTGACGAACACATGGCTTTGGTTGGTCGGCACGCTGGATATGGTCGTTTGCTTCCTCCCTTGGCAGACTTCCTCCCACATGTCTTTCCTGTCTTGCAATCCACCCATCCCTTGCCTTGATTGCGACTAAACCATCCATGCAATCCCTTTTTCTTTTCTTGATCGAAGTTAGCCTTTTTTGCCATTGGACTTACCCTTTCCCCAGTTCTTGGCTCCGACCTTTCGGCATTTTACCAGTGCCCCGGAGGCGTATGCGCTGGGCCATTTGGTGTAACGACTTTTTACTTTGGAGTAGCAGGCGTCTCGTTTTGCTTTCTTTTTTGCCATGTCAGCACGCCCACTTTCTTCTTGCCTTACATGCTCGTTTATCAGGAGTCTTTTTACAATCAATATTGAATTTCTTGATTTGTCCTAGGTTGCGGGCACAGAAGGATTTCTTTCGTGGACCCCCTCCCGGCTGGGGTGGCTTGAGGTTGGAGCCTGTCTTTCGGTTGATCATGGCTCTTCCCTTGGCGGTAAGCCCACCCTTGGGATCTTTACATTTGTTTCCGATATTGCAACCTTTCATTGCACCTTTCTTCTTTGCCATTACGGTCCTCCTAACTGTTCTGGTGGTTTGGCAGGATTGATACTCCTTGGTCCCTCCATTGGGCTAGGAGTTGTGGTTGGTTGTGGCTGAGGTGCCGCAGGAGGCTCTGAGACGCCCTCTGCGGGACTTTGTAGGTTTTGGAGTAGTTCGGTAGCCTTGGGAGGCTGGAACGGCATAGGAGGCATCTGAGCGTCCATAAACGAAGGCATTGGTTGGACTAGGTTCTTCATTCCTGTTGGGAATGCTTCGTTCAGTATTGCCCTAAATAGGCTTCTTTCTGTCTCTAACTGATTATCCATCAAGGTGTTACCTACATTTATGGGGCTTGTGTTCCTTCCTCTATTGGTTTTATTCTTGTTTTGTTTGAATTCTGGGTCAATGACTGATGCAATATAGTATCTTGTAATTGGGTCAATAAATGGAATTAACCTAGCCGCAAAATCAGTAGCCTGCCCTAATGAAAATTCACCATCTCTATTGATGGCATCTTGACCAATTTGAATACTTTTTGCTACACCGCTTAAGATTGCGGCGGCTGCTGGAGGCAGTCCTGCCAAGGTCATGTCATAGATTGAGATTTTATCACCAGCAATGGTCTTGCCAGCAATAATGGGAAGTAGTGATGCAACGATGCTTGGTAGCATTCTTGTCGTAAAGAATGGGTTTCGTGCAACAACGGTTGTGAGAAGCGTATAGTCTTTTATGTTTGGTCCTTCTTTCTTCCATCTTTCTATGTCATCTTCTGTAATGACACCAACAGCCCACAACAATGCAAGATTGTAAATAATATCAAAGAACCCTGCTGTTATAACCTTGGTTGCAAGGATCCCACCTGTTGTTCTGCCATAGGATTCTAAGGCATGTTGGGTTACAAACAACTTTGGAAACGATCTGTACAGATTCATGAATGATAGGATAGGACGACCTTCTGTCTGCCTATCCATTGTATTTCCTTCTGTAATAGCCTGTCTCATCAATGAGACTTGGAATTTACCAACAGCATTCAATGCTTCGTATAGATCGTTCTTTGTCAGCCCACCAGAGTTTGGCATCTTGTCAAACAGTCTTGATGTTACAGATTCTTCAATCATTCTTTGGATTTCGCTGATATCAAAGAACTCTCTTCCCAATATTCCAGTTTTCGAGATTCCGTTAAGTTCAGTTACAATGTACTTTAGAGCCTTGATTGTTTTTCGATCAAGCAAACCAGACTCATGCATGTATTGGACAACCAGTTTTTCAGATCCCCAAAGATCCAAGATCCTAGTAGTTCCTACTTCTACTTCCAATCTCTTGTACATTTCTGGTCCTCTTGGACCATCATATTGTTCGATAAAATCAAGATACTTCTCTAATTTGTTGATTCTTCTAATCAATGCTACCTGTGCTTGTCGCATCATTGCGGCTCTTAATGCAGGTTCTACTATAAGATGAGAGTCTTTTATTCTTTTCCAAAAAGAATCAATAGCACCTTTTACCTTTATTGGTTTTGTTTTTTTGAATCCATTTTGATCTAGACTGCTGACGGCTTCTTCTTCATCTTTAGTAATTAATTGATGTTCTAAGAATCCTCTTGTTGCTGTGTCGATATCGAACAAGGCTTGAGGGACAGATGTGAATATTGAATTGTTAAGCAATCTATTTCCAAGTTTTCGTGAGATGACATTTGTAAATAAGGGCAATATACCAGAGACCACATCTTTCATGAATGCTATGGGATTGCCTCCATAGATTGTGGTAACAACGGTACTTAATGTACCTTCGTTGATTAATGCTGCGGCGTTTCGGTTTGGACCCCATAGTGCAGTGGTAAAGAAGTCTGCTGCACGCAATCCAAAATTTTCTTCACCCGATCCTTGAGTTTCAATTACTCTAGTTGCAGCACCAATTGCAAGATCGTGTTTTCTCTGGACCTCATCCAATACACTATCCCAATCGGAATCTTGCTTTGCGCCTTTAATTGCTTCAATGAGGTTTGCAAAACTAACTCCCCTGACTCCAGACAGGTCTTGGATGGCTTTTCGGTTATAGGCAGATCTTGCCATTGTTCTTTCCATACCTACAATGATTGATTTTAGATCTGTTGAAAACCCATTTCTAAGGATGCTTCGTTCGTTTGGATTCAAACCACTTGCCTCGATAAAGATATCCTTGGCAGTTACATCCAATGACTGGGCATTAGGCATAACAGTACTATGACCTTGTGAGTTTATTAAATTAAGTACTCTCAACCTAATAGGAGAATTCTTTTTGTCAAGAACATTGTTTTTAAAATACTTTGGTGGTTTTGTAGAACCATAAAAGATGTATGGCAGTCTGCCTCTTACAATATCTTGTTCTTGTCGTACCGCCGATTCACTAACTTGATTGTTTAAGTTACCCTGTAGGTATTTAATTATCGTATTTCTTTGACTTGAATTTAAAGATTTAAAGATAGTACTATATGATTTACCAGAGTTTGCTTGTCTTAGGATTCTAGTTGCGGCTTCTAAAAGATGCTCTTTGGCGGCTTGCCAATTGCTGTTTGTTGTGTTTAACTTTAAGGAATACTTAAACGAACTAAGAGTCAAAGTGGTATTTGGGTTCTTTTCTTTGTATAACTCAAAAGCAAAAGACTCAACTTCATCGAGAATAAGTCTTTGTGCTTCATTTAGTTTGATTATCTCACTTTGGATTTTATTGTAGAATTCCTCAATTGGGCTGTTGTTTGAATATGCATCGCTGATACTAAACATGCCACCGCTCAGGTAGAGGGAGTATACATCTACCATGCCCTCATCTTTCATGTTGTCTTCTACCTTTTTGGTGTATAGTTTGGACAATGCTTCTTCAAATCTACCAGCACTTTCCGAATCTTTCTCAAAGAATGTGTTGTTTATTCTCAAAGCAATCATATCTTCAGGCGAGACAAAGCTTGAAGTGTAGGTTTCATACTCTACAGCAAGATCTACAAAGTTTGAAATGTTGCTTGCATATGTTTCAGCATACTGTTTGGCAAGTTCAAACATCTCATTTGTAAGATCTTCACCAATTGGTATTTGATTTCTATCAGATGGCTTTCCTAAAAGCATATAATAGAAGGCTGCACTGCGAATTAATTGTGCTTCTCTTTGGTTATAGGAGTTTTTAATTCTTTCTGACATCAATACAACAGGTCTTGACCATTGTTCAATGTAGTTTTTGTCTTGAAGAATGCCCCCAACCTTTTCACTGAAGATTCCACCACCCTTAACCGTGTTCATAATGAAGCCAAGTGCAACCAAAATTGACTCGGCAGACGCATAGGTAAGGTTTGCACTGCTACCACCACCCAAACCTCCGCCAAGTTTACCTTGTTCTCCGACTTTTCTTGCTGTTCCGGTCAAGAATGTTTCAATAATCCAGTTTCTTACTCTTGTTGCCTTGGGCATATCCCTTACAAGTCTTGAAATTACAGAAAGATTATCTGGTCTTACGCCTCTAATCTTTGAGATTCTCTCCAAAACAAAGGTAGCAAGTGCTATTCTTTCATCTTTGCTTCTTGGTTTTCTTGTAATCTCAACTTGACCAGTCTCACTACCATATTGAACCAGTCTATTTATGGTTTCGATGTACTCTTTTGTGTCCAAACCTAGAATTGTATTTGCTGGTAGTTCAGCCAACTCGTTTTTGTAATTTATAAGTGTGGCTTGCTCCTCTTCACTAAGATATTCCACCCTTGATTCTAGTGCATCCACTGTATTGTACTTGCCCAAAAGGTCAACAATTTTATCACTGTCTATTATTCCGGTTCCTCGCTCCAATTCTACAAGAGGAGTGCCGAATGTTCCTGTTATATTGTCAACCGCAGCCCTAGATGTGCTGTATGTATTGCCAAAGTTAAACATGACTTCAACAAGGTTGTCCATATACTCCATTGCTTTGCGATTTGATTGTCTAAATACCTGCATTCTTTGTGTTATGGACGAGGCAATTCTTTTTATTCTATTGAATGCTCGCTCCCACCAACTGGTTGCCTCATCAACAACATTGTATTTTTCTCTGAGTTTGTTAATATTGTTGATGACACTCTTGTTATTGATGGTTCTTGATATTAAAACAAATGCTCCCCACTCTGCAAGAAATTCTTCTGCATTTGTGGTATAGTGATCAAGCAATGCATTTATTTCACCCTTGTCTCCAGCATACATGGAAGTTACCATGTCGGTAATTGCTTCTTTTCCTTCTTTGGTTCTGAATGCTGCAATAAATCCACGATATGCTTCACTTTCGGTTTCCAAATGCCTGAGCCTTGCAATGTGTGAAATCTCATGTGCCATGACTTCCAATGCTTCAGGTACGGCTCTACGCTTTAATAGTTGTGGGTTGAGTTTGATTACAAACCTATCGCCATATCTCTGACTTAAACCAGCACGCTCAAGGCTAGGGTCTAAAACAATTGATAAGTTGTTTGCAAACTCCTTGTTGTGAGTTAGAATGATTCCAAACATGCCTCTATACAACTCGGCAGTTTCTTCTGTTATTGCTCCTTGTTGAACAAGTGCAGAGATTTGTATTTCAATATGTTGTCCATTTGATTGGAATGCATCAGTAAGACCGTCGTCTTCGACAAGTGTCTCAATATTGTTGTCTGTTAACAAGATGCCAGCCTCTTGGGTGTATTGTTTGTTGGCATTCTCAAGGGCTTGCTTTGCGAGTTGAACTTCTTCTCTGCTAGAGGTATCCTCAACACCAATAGCCTTAAGAACCTTTGGACTAATGTTTATAACTTCAATTGGTCCATTCAACTCAACAAATCTTTTGGCTTGATGGGAGAATTTGTTTCTAGGTACATCTCTTGTAACAGCGTTCAAATAATCATTTATAAATAAAGAAGCATCTCGATAAATCTTTTCAAACTGCTTATTATCCATAGCAGATCCAACATAAGATCTTAATCTTTGTAGTCTTGCTTCTCTTTCTTCAACTTGAGACATGATGATGATTGCTGGAATAAGATACTTGTTGTCGCTTGTTAATAGAGTTTCAAGTCTTTCTGCTTCTTCTGTAAGTCCATACATCCTTGCCGTCTCAATTGCTCTTGAGATTTTACCCTGCCATGCTCTATCAAATGCGGTGCCTCTTGGGTCAGCATCTTTTCCTGCAACATAAAAACCAGCATCATATACTTCAACAGGCAAACCAAAATCGCCACTCATTCCCACATTGTATGTTGTTCTTAATGGAGAAGTAGAGCGAGAGTGCAGAATTGAAAGGATATCCATTTCATCAGCATAGGCCATTCTCTGTGTTTCGTAGAATCGTCTTCGTTCTGCATTCATAAACACCATATTCTCATTGTCTACCATGCCAATATCTGTTCCAAGTGCTGTTGCTAGTTCTGTGTTATACAACAATACTTGGTTTTGAAGTTGGGTAAACATGTTTTGCAAATCTTCTGGTGTTAGTTTGTAGATTGTATTGCCATTGGTTCGTGAAGTATCGAACCTAGGCATTCCACCATCCCGTCCCCTTGCTTTAGGATTCTTAGCATTGTCAAAATCTATTTTATTTCCAATTTGAGTTTCTTGTGTAACTTCATCAATGAACAAGTAAAGATCAAACTCTTCTCTTCTTTGCGTTCTATCCGATGTGAAGATCTCTCTAAATACTGCTTGCTGATGTTCTTTTGGTACAGAACTCAATAGTACAAAGCCATTACCATCCTTTTCCAGCGATTTAAAGTTTTCTGGGTCTACCTTTTTCATGTACTCTGTTGCTATTTTTCTGCCTTCAGTTTCATATACAACATTGTAAATCATCTGTAAGGAGTCGATACTCTGCACTGTAAGAGTTGTTATTCTTGTAGAGCGTTCGTCTGATGAAGGTTCTCCAGAAGCAACGATGTTGTTTGTTGGCTCAAGACCTAGTGTAATTGGCTTAAGGACATTGACTCCTCTTTTAGCAAAATAAAACAACATGTCAATGTAATGTTTTTCTTGTAATGTCTTGCCCTCAATACCAATCATCTTGCCAAATTCAAGATAAGATCTTGATTCAGCCGATACGCTGTCGTGAAATGACCATAGTTGGGTCAATGCTTGATACATGTTCAATGCGTGTGACTGAGCCAATACATATTCTTTTCTTTCTTGTCCCGGCTTGTTTTTAAGTTTAGCCATTTTTCTAACGTAAGGACTGATTGCAAGATTGTTGATTTTCCAAATGGTATATAGTTTTGCCCAGTTCTGTTCTTCTACAAGATCTTTATGACCATGGGTCATGCCAAATTTTTCAAGAGTGTATTGAAGGTTGTTGGCTCTCAACTCCAATCGTCTAGATGTGTTTCCAGTTGTCATCTCATAGATGCCATCAACTGGTGTGGGATAGACATATGGAGCCTTGGAGTTTTTGTACCTATTGGCATATCCTCTTGCTTCAGATGGAATAACATCATTGACAGAAGTTATCTCTTTGTCCATTCTAGCTACCTTGTCTGCTTTGGCATCTTGGATCAACTTATTATAGAACATCTGTTGAAGTGACATGATGCCTCTTTCCTGCCAAGGAATGGCTGCATACTCTGGCCTGAATGCACCAAGCCCCTTGATGCTTTTTTCTGATCCGGGGTTGTATTCAATATCCATTGCAGTATTAAGTGTTCTAGATGGGTCAACCAAGAATCGGATTGCATTCTTAAGCAAGCCACCATTGCTTCTTCTTAAATCAATTGCGTCTTTTGATAAACTTGGTTCATTGCGAATATAGTCAATATATGATTGGTCTTCTCTAGTTGATCGCTCATACCACTCTTGCATAAATCCTTCTCTTGTTTCGGATTCAGCCATGTTGTAGTTACCAAACTTTGGTGCATATCGTGGTGATAGTTGCATAGCAATATGTCTTGCCATAAGTTTTTGCACCTCAAGTTCAGCCTTATCTCTACTCAATTTGCTAAGATTGTTTTTATTGAATCCCCACATGGCATACTTCTGATCATCTTTTCCACCGGGGGTATTTTCTCTTTCGACTGATGACAGTTCTGAGTTGATAGGTTGGAACTTATGCCCAACAAAATACCCACGCCCACCACTTGAATCAAACCCCATTGTAAAATAGACATTGAAATCTTCAAAACCAAGAATATCCGATTCCTCAATGCGACGGCCAAGGATATCGGAATGTTCTTGTATTCTACCTCTTATGCCATCATTCTCGATACCTCTTAATCTAAAGGGAACTCTTTGCAATGCATTCAATGCTATTAGAGTAGGTGTTGTCTTATACCATTCTTCTTTGCCCATTAGAATAATATTAAGTTTCCTTGCTTGCTCATCTCCCAGTTTAATAAGCCCATCTTCAGTTTTTTCTAAACCACCAACAAACTCTATTGCTTTATCAATTCTTTCTTGATATTCGGCTCTTACTGTTTTAATATCAAGTTTTCTAATTTCAGCAATAAATTTAATTCTTTCTTCAATGGCTTCTTGTAAGAAATTTAAGGAGAACATTCTTTCTGCGGTTATAGTGTAACCATTTTCCTTAGCCTTTTGTCTAAGATTTTTTGTCCAATCTTTTTGGTATACATCCCGCAATTCTGTTGATATTGCCGCTGCTAATTGTTGTCTTTGCTCAGAAGTAACACCACCCAATGCTTCATCTAGAATATTGAATTGAAGATATGCTTTGGTGTTCATCAAGTGTTGAGCAATAAAATCTGCATCAACTCCCGTAAGTCCTACTGGTTTGGATTCAGACATCCAATTTTCAATACCCTCTCTAACTGCTTTCAACCCACCAGAATATAGTCTAGCAATAACTGCATTCTTAAAACCTTCTCTTGCTTCTTGAGCAGATTCTGTTAAAAACTCTTTTAGTCTTCGTGCCTGCTCCGTTCCATTTGTATCTTTCTGTGAGATATATACCTTTTCAATTTGATCAAGACTATCACGCAAGAGAGTTACGGCTTCTTGGTATCTATCTTTTGCTTCATCCTCAAGACCAATATCTCTTAACATGTCATCCAACCTAGATCCATCTTTGTCAAGGTACATCAAAGACAAAGCAGCCATGTGGTGGGCACCGTTCATGTTGAAGTCAAAGTAATTACTTCTACTAAAACCACCCTCTTTATATGCTTTGATTCCTCTTTCAAGTGATTGATATAAAATATCTTCGCCTAAAAATGGATATGTTTTGACATGAGCAAACAATGGACCCATACCCGAAAGAACTGCGGTTGCTGACAACGACCCCGGAGAAAGTGCATCTTCCTTGAACATTCTATTTTTGGTATTTTCATCCAAGAATATTTTTGCTCCGGGTGCATATGTCATTGAGTCGTGTTGCCAAAGAAGTAGCAACTCTGGCATATCCAATAGTGCTTCAATTGTCCTTGCCCTAAGATCTTCAATTGTTGGTAGTTTATTAGATAAAGCCCTGTTATTTGTATTTGGATTCAAGCCCATTGATAACAGATCTGGTCTTCTATCGGTTAAGACTTCATCTGGATCTTCTGTGAGATTCTTGTAGGCATTGATAACAGACTCTGGATCGTCGATGTCGGAATTAAGAATATGTTGAATGCGTTGTCTTAATCTGTAATCTACAAATGCAGATTCAATGTCTGGCAATGCCCTTGGGAAAATATGATGGACCTCACCAACAACCGGTGCCCTAAAGATAAGAGACTGATATACCTTCCTATCTGGTTTACCGCCTGATGACAATAGGTGTCTATTAGCCCTAGCACTTATTTCTTCACTAGGTTTAGAATTTAATGATGGTTTAAATCCTTGCCGGTGGTTTGTAATAATTTGTGCAATACCACGACCAAGGCTTGTTGCTACGGCATAGTCAATGTTTCCATTTCCAAAATCAACAATATCAAAGTCTTTCAAATCACTGTACTTCTTGATTGTGGCAATGAGGAATTCCATAATGTAGTCATCTTCTCGGTTTGTTGATTCTTGCGGCTTGAAGTTCTCTGCTTCTGCAAGTTCAGCAAGTCTTTTCTGATAGGATCTACCTAGTTGTTCCTTGAATCCATCAACAACAGCACTGATGTATTGGTTCCTTTGGTCTTTTTCATTCCCTTCTGCAAACTCAATGCCCGGAATCAATCCGTTTTTATCTGCTCCTATAATCCCAATTGGAAGTCTACTGTCGTTGCTTAGATAAGTACTCTTGTTGATTTCCTTAGCAGCCTCCGCATTTAACTTGGAAATCTTAACGGCTGTCATGTATGCCTGTTGTTCTGGCGTAAGACCTTCTTTAATAACCTTAGATAGAACTCTTCCAAAGGCTTCAGTGTTTGGCGCAAATCTTAAGGATGCAGCCATAAGAGCCATTACAATTGGTTGGGCTTTGTCAAGATCTATGACCGTTTTGTTGTTTTCTTCTTGTCCAAGGAAACTATCAAATGCCGTTGCCATTGTTCTACCTAATGCTGTTGTAGTCCACTGTGCAACAGATTCAGATATGCCATTATAGGTAGATGAGTGTTGTGTAACGGATGCCCAAGTAGGCACTAGTTCCTCAATAGTTACAGCATAGACGTTCCTGTTGGTGTGTCTGACTCTGACAGAAGCACCGTTTCTTTCCTGCATGGCCCTGAACACTTGAATGTTTAATGCTCCATCAGCCAGTGAATATGTTTCCAGTCTTTGTCTTGCCTGATCAGAAGTTACTTTGTTGATGTCCTCGACAATTATTTCCTTTTCTTCTGCGGACAATACTTCATCTGGTATTGCAGAAAGATCTTCAATGGTTACTGTCTGATCAAGAGATCTTTTCTTCAACAATGGAGGCATGTAGTTATCTTCTGTCTTAAACTCAGATACACCTACTGCTGATGCCACATTGCCCAACTTATACATCTGGCTAGTGGCATTTGTTGAGTTCTCCGTTGTGCTTCGGAATGCCCTCATGTTTTGGAATATATCGAAACTACGAAGCATGATCCTAGATGCCATTTCGGTTGCTTCTCGTGTTCCAATCTTTTGAGCAATGGCATATAGATCAAATGCGTTGCCGTTATATGTTACCAAAGCCATGCCTTGGTTTTGTTTTGATTCAATCTCAACCAATAGATCCATCAACTCTTCGCTGGTAAATGCCACACCATCTGCACTTGATCGAACAGAACTAGGATCTTTCTCCCTGCCCTCTTCTGTAAAGATGACGGTGTGGATGTTTTTATCACCATCCAAATATGTTTCAAGACCCAATGAAAAGACTTTTGTGTTCTTCTTCCAGTTTACTGGATCGGTAAACTCTGGGGATGATAGCACATCTTCATCCAATCCTAGTTCTTTTAGCAGAGTTTTTGTTATACTGAGAATCTCATCATATGACATGTCTCCAGCACTGGTATCCGAATCTCTCCACTGAATTGCCTTCTTAAACAATATAGTAGCATCTACGTCATCAATCTTTGGGATTTGGCTGATGATCTTGGCAATAAATGCTATATCGACAAACCTTCCAAATTGGGGCAGTCTTCGATATGTTTCCATTCGAGATAGCAATGACTTTAATGCTCGATAGAGAACCTCTCCGTCTTTTTCTCCAAGGACATTCTTGCTTGGGATCTTGCCCGGTGTAGAATCTCTTATGCTTTCTGCCAGTGACTTGTCAGGTATCAGTAGCATCTGTCCATCTGTTTCGTCAATGATCCCCTCTATTGTTGGATCATTCAGTGATGAAGCAAGTTCATCAAGGGATTCCTCATCTGCAAAATCAGTATCCGCAATGAATTTTTCTCTAGATCCTGCATACTCAAAGGAAAGGCTCTTCCACTCTTTGAACAACTCATTGACCTTTTTTCTGGTAAGCGGCTTGTTTTTGTCCACCCGTTGCATTACAAAATTCTCACCCAATACTTTAGCAAGCAAGGCTGATTCAATTGTATTACTTTCCTTGAACATTTCTTCAATGACATCTTCCCTGAATGAAATGTCTCTCTTCATTTCTTCTATGTCTTTGGCTATGCTTGCTAGAGTTTGTGGAACACTGTCAATGAATGAGTCCAAGGAAACTCCTCGGTAGATACCAAAGTCTTTTGACAACTGATCAATAAGATCTCGCTTTTGTTTGATCAATTCTGCCAATGCTTTTCTTTCTGATGGGTTTCTTTGTTTAAATTGCTCTACTACTTTATTAGACTTCTTTTCCAGTTCTTTTATTTTCTTTACAATCTCTGACGCTTGCTTCTTTAATGCTCCCTTTCGTTTAGAATTTTTTTCAGAGTCAATTTTATTATTGATTCTTTGTAATCTTTTGCCTAACTTAACCAACTCTAGTCTGTTTTCGTTGATTGCTTTAGGCTTGTTTTGATTTAGAAGCATTACAATTGTGTCGATATCTTGATTTAGATCATCCAATTTCAACTCTAGTTCATTAAGTTTAGCATTGTCTTGCCCTCGTCTGTTATTTGCCTCGGCTCTTTCTCTTGCTTTTCTAAGAAGAGTTGCTAAACGGTTTGCCTTTACCTCATCTCCAGAATCACGATATCGTTGGATCATGCTCTCTGCTGTTTCAAACCTAGTTATTTTTGGTTGTGGACCCCCTCTGTTTGATTTCTTATAGACCAACACTCTAAGTCTTTCAGTCTCACCTTGTGAAAGAATACTAGAAATTCTTGGTATACCGGCATCAAAGCCTCGTCTTGCCTTTTCAATCAGTCCATCCAATTCTCGTTGCTCATCTGCATTCAGCCCTTTGGGTTGCACCAATCTAGCATATCCAGCAGGATCGCTAAGTGCTGCCTCCACATGGGCAAGGTCTGCTGCAATTTGATTTGCATTCAATCCTCTGCCTTCTAGTTGAGTGCGTCTTTCATCAAGAATTTTTTGTATAAGTTCTGGTGAGCATGGGTCCATACTATCTCCTTGTTAACAATCCGTTCGTTTTCTTGCATCAGCAATAAACTGATCAAAGTCAGATTGAGGTTCTGTTTTAGTTAGATCAATTGGTGGGGTATCTGTTTCCGAAACACCTTCATCTACAGGTGTTGTGATTTGTTCTAAGGGTAATGTAGGCGTACCCTCGGCTTGTTCACTTGCTGGTGGTTTAGGAGTCTCAGGAGCAGTCTCAGGAGCAGCCTCAGGAGCAGCCTCAGGAGCAGCCTCAGGAGCAGGTCTAGTCGCTTGTGTTGCTTCCCTTTCTTCTATCAATCTTCTTACAATACTTAATGTATTTTTGTGTATGTTGGCATTTAGATTTTCAACCATGGTAATGCCTTCTTTAGCCAACTCTGTATCAATAACACCATCATCATCTCTGAAGATATCCAAGAACTCCAAGGCTTGTGCATTTTCATTATAACTATTAAGATCTATTTTTAAGTCTGGTAGATTTGTCTTTTCTCTTGCTGATTTATATATTTCAGTAATTCTTTCTGCTGCTTCTGTGATTGCTTCAGGATCAGCACTAATCTCTTCATAAGTATCTTGAATCAATTCTTTAAAGGCATCTATATCTGTTGATGCCAATCTCATAAGGTCGGTTTCTGAGATGCCTTTTTCCTCAAGTTTATTTCTCATAATGAACTCAATTGAAATAGCCCTTTGTAGAGCCTTCATGTCTTCATCACCAACACGAATGTTTCTTTCTCTTAGACGATCTACTGTATGGGTATGCAGAAGAATGGCTGCTTCTTCTGTTGTCAATTGCACGCCTTCTGGGACAGAATCAAACACTGAACTGATTATGGAATTGAGATCAATGTTGACACCCTTGTTGGCTGCTTGTCGTTGAAGGGCTGACTGCAATCGTATTACACTTAATGGCATTGACTTATCCCCAGTCATCTGCTGCCAAGCGAAGTGTTGATGGAGTTGAAGGAATGCATTGAAATACGTCTCTTGGATAACCTCAATTGGTACATCCTTCACATTGAGGTTTGCTTGTAACTCAATCATTTGCTTGAGAGCAGGGTCTATTTTTCTGGTTGCCTTATCCCAAAGTGCTGGACCAATTTGATCAGCACCTATTCCTTCAATTGCCTGTCCCAATCCCAAGTTGATTCCCCTGAAAACTTTTCCAAATACTATCTGACCAACACCCTCTTCAAGCATTTCACCCCAAAGTCTTCCACTGCTCCATTCCATATTGTCTGTAATCTGGTTTTGTATATTGTACAAGGCACCTTCTACAAGACCTTGCCCAAAGTCAGTGAAAACCGAAGTCATGAACTTACCCGCAGTAACCTCTGATCCCCATTGTACACCTTCAACAGCCAGTCTTCTTGATAGGATACTGTTGGTTACAATATAACCCCAGTTACTTGGGACCATGAGTGCTTGGTATGTTCTTAGATTCTGCAACAATGAGTTTGTTTTCTTTGTGGCATTGGCTAGATCTCTGGCATTGTCAGCCATCCTAGCAGCACTGTATACTCCTCTGCTTAAAGATCTTGCTTTGTTTGCTCTGACTAGTGTTGTAACGGCTCCTACGCCTGCGTAGCCGCCTGCTGATGCTAGGGTAAGGGCAAGTTCTACAGGCATGTCGGCAGATCTAAAACTCTGAATGATGAACTGTTTTGCAAAATCTAATTTATTCTCAACCCAGTTTTGATCTCTTGCTCTAGATGAAAGTATTGCTTGGATGTGGGACATATCCACGGCTTCATTGATAGCGTATCTAAACTCCCAATGGTTTGGTGTCCTTAACAATTGTTCTACATTTACTCCAGCAACATTTACTAGATATGAAGAGTAGTCTGGGTGGTATTCTTGCATGAGTTCCCAAGCCTTTTTAGCATCCCATCCTTCTTGTTTTTGCTCCCCAAATACTTGAGTTGGAAGGATCCCCTCTTCGCCAAACAAGGCTCTAATATTTTCAAATAAAAAGAAGTTTGTATCTACATCTTCCATTCCCTCTCGTCTATTATCGACAAAAGGAATGTAGTCAAGGATCTTTGCCCAAGTTGAATCATAGGCAGTTGATCGTTTTCTAAATGCTTCTTCTTCTGGGGTTAAGCGAGGAAACAACTCTGGGTTCTCTCTCTCAAGAGTTCCAAAGTATTGTTCTCCTATTGTGTATAATCTAGTAGTTCTATAGATAGATGGGGTTTCAACAGCAGATAAAGCAAGTTGGTTGAGTCTTCCGTAGGATGCTTGATCAAACGCTTGCTGCGGATCAATATCTCTAGAAACAAGGTTTCCCGTCTCTAAATCGAAACCAATAACAGGAGCCAGTGGACCAAGGTCTTTGCGTAGTTTCTTTTGGTTTTCTGTTAATCCACCAGAATTGTCTAACATTTTGTTTATAAAATCATATGATTCTTGTCTTGACTGGGCTTGTTGTTCTTTCATCTCTTGTTCTAATTGAGATCTTTGAACCATACTGGGATCTACGCTTTCATAAAAACTAGTATAAACAACAAGGTCTGAAACAAATTTATTAAACTCTTCCATATTCTCATCTGTTTCTTCTGCTATGGATCCAGCCATCATATCGTATATTCTTTGGTTTTTTTCCTGCCTAAGCCTTTCTTGCTCAGATGGCTCGTTCTTCATTTTCCACCAGTCATATAAACTCATGATCGTTTCCTCTTGGCTTCGTCTCGAATTGCCTTAGCAACATCTTCCATTCTTTTCCGAATACCTCTTCGACCATCCTCAACCGCTGTTCGATACTCATCATTGTTTAGGAATTCTTTTGCTGCTTCTTCATACTTGCCTTCAGAAAGCAGTCTTCTGGTTTTAGGTGACTTGCCCCAACTACCCCTAAATGTAGCAGAGATAATGTATTTTTGAAGTTCATCAGAGTGATCGTCAAAGGTTAATCCACCTAGTTTTCCACCCTTTGGTCTTTGCTGTGTTTTTTTATTGTAGATATATTCGTGGTTTGTGAACTCTCTGGCTCGTTTTATATAGTCTGGCACATCTGTTTCAAACAACCTAAGGGCTTCTTCCTTGGTTATTGATCCCTTGCCTTTCATAAACTCATCGTAGTTCTTATCTGGAAGGGCTTTTTTAAAGGCAGCCCTACTTCTACTACTACCATCTAATCTGTGTCCATGACCAACTGTTAAGTATTGCTCAGTTTTAGTTGCCTTTCTTGGCTTTGATATAAAACCTTCCTCACCAATAATTAATTTTGCTACATCTCTTTGTGGTGGCAAAGCCATTGTTGTTTGAGAGAGCATAGCAGCAGCCGATCCCAAAGTACCAAGCGAACCTCCTGATGCAGTATTAGAACTTAATGGTATTGTTTTTTCCCCATCAAAAAAGCCACCACCACTGGATTCTTCGCTTGGTAAGTAATCCTCTCCTAGTTTTTCTTCTATTACTTTTATTACATTTTTAGGAAGATCTGCGGTTCGTCTTTTGGGATCTATTGGTTTAACTTCTTTTCTACCGTTAAATATTGGGGCTGTTTGATAAGTAAGCGCACCATAAAGTCCTCCCATACCAATAGCCACTCTTTCTAAATCTCTCATTTCTTTTGGCGTACGAGGATTTACAATTGAATTAGCAACTGATCTTAAATCAATAAATGCCATAAGATCTCCAGAAAGCGGTAGTTCTTGATTACTTCCATTATTCCTTATGATAAACGCACCCTCATTATTTCTTTGAAATCCATACGGATCTCTAGGTATTTCTACTAATCCCCATCCTCCCTGATCAAATGCTCTTCTTAGATCATTATCTTCCAAGTTGCCAGAATTGTATGTAAAATCTGGATATCTAGGATTGGCAAATGATGGTACTTCTTTGTTTGCCAAGTATGATGCTCCTCTCATGAAATCTATTAATGTAATATCTGAAAACGCAAGCGTCTGTATTGTGTCTTTGGTTTTGTCAGATAGTTGATTCCATGTTGCTCCAAAACCGGGAATTCCAGTTTTAATAAACTCTAATCTATTTTTTGAATATTGTTCAGGATTGAAGGAAAGTTTTGGTCTAGAGTTGAAAAACAATCCTGCTATTTGGTGTTTATCATTTGCAAAAACATGTTTTCCATTTGAGTCTTGTAAAAGATTATTGGGGAAGTTCCATGATGGTCTTCCATTTTTATTTAAATATGGCGGCGGCACATTTAAAGATTTTGTTTGATCGAATCCACCTCTCATGTTTGTTGAGCGATAGGACCAATATGGACCCACTGGTCTTGTGACATTTGACAAAAGGAATTCATCTGCAATTTTTTCAAATCTATCGCTATAAGATAGACCTTGTTCTGGGGGTATATATCCTTGTTCGTTAGCATATGCTAAGAACCCTAATGTAAATGCAAAATTATCTGAACGTCCCGGTGTAGTTTCTGACGCAAAGGCATCAAAGTTATCCAATAAAATTTTCATCATCTCTAGTTGATCTTGATCAGACCCATTACTACCGAATTCCGCAAGTCTGCTTTGGTTTTCTGGATTACGATATGATTGCAATATTTTATTTAATGATATAACATTTGGATCATTTGCCCATAATGGTATTACTGTACCCGGAAGAATTGTATCTGATTCATTTAAAGACGATGCATTCCAAGCATCAGCAACTCCTTCTGGAACTCGAATAGTAATGTTGTGGTTTGCTCTTTTAAGTAAGTTCAGCATTCCTATTGTAGTATCTAAAGACAATTGTCCTCTGTTGTCATCATTGATAACTATTTGCTCAGATCGCGGTGCCCTTGTATTTGTTATTGAAACAAGAAGACCTAGTGGTGTTTCTATGTTTAAGTCATCACGATCTTGTAGCGAAGACCTATATAATCTCGCTGCTTCCATTGCATTTAAATCATTTCCATTGGGCCTAATTTCAGGCATAGCACTGGTAAAATTTGAATTTCTTATGTTATTTAGACTTGCTTTATCATCGCCTGCTATAGCAAAGCGAGTTGTAAAACCAAACGATGTTTCTCTAAGAATTCTTTTTTTATCCTCTGGAGAAACATTTTTTAATGCTCTTAGTTGTTTAGCGACATTCAAAGAAAATGCTAGTGATATGTTGTCAGTTTTTTCATTTGGGTTATTGAATATCCTTGTAAATCTATCTTGATATCTTACAGATGGGTCATATGTTAGGTCAACAATATTAGATGAAGCAGGACGACCAATCATGGTATCTGATAGATTGAGTTGAAATGCTGCATTATCTCTTAGAGATATTCCCTCATTGGCAACCATTTCTCCAACTCCAATAAATGCAGTTAGAAATGTAAGTGGAGTACCTATCATATCTGGTTCGTCTCCGAAACTCCTTTCAGCATCTGCTACAGAAATTAGGAAACTTTCCATTCTATTAATTTTATTCTCATCTACTGTGGGACCATAAATCAAATCATTGCTAAGGTATGCCCATGCTACGGCTCCCTTTTGAGTTAGTTGTCCTGCTTCCTTATTGAATAAATTAGGATCTTCCCACAAATTTCTCACATCTGCAATAGATGATTTATCAAAATTAAATAACTCTTCTGATGATATGGTTATATTGGGACTGACAAGCCCCCAACCAACCAATTGTTTTGTAAACATGTTTCCTGTTTGTGTTCTATACTCAATGTCTAAGGCTGTTTGATATAGTTTTGTGGCTGATGCTTCATTGTGACCTGATCGTAATAAGTCCCCTAGAAAATCATCAAGGCTATCTGGATTTTCTTTATATCTTTTTAGAAAATCTAATGCTTCGTATCTCATCATGGGGTTTTTAAGCGGATCTTCTGTGTTTATCCATCTATTTATTACATCTCTTGATGCTCCAGAATTTGCCTGCCTGTTGTCAAACGCACTAAGCACTGCTCTGACTTTGGTTTGGATTGTAGAAGAAGAATCTCCCATAATTCCCAACACTTTTTGAGAAGGCAGTTTTATTTGATCACCAAGTCCAAGTGTATCAACAATATCAGCATCGGATACACTCTGATCAAATGGGAATAATTCTCTTGTTATTCTAATAAGCGATGCATTGATTCTATCTGCTGCTTGGTCCACATTAGCAGAGGCTAATATATGAGTATCTCCAATTAGATTACTCAAAGTATTTTGATAAATGGTTTGATACTCTCTTGATTGGACTACTGTAGAAAGCATCTCATTTTTCTTTGATTGCTGATAAGACATGCCTTTTTCTGTAAGGAAATATATTCCGTTTTCTTCAGTATATAATCCCCTCTCTACCAAGTTTTCTTTGCTTGTCTGGAAGTGCAACTCTGCTACTCTAACTTGACTGGAAGATAAAGGCATTCCTCTGTATCCTAGATTGTCATCCCAATATGCTGATGTTAGGGATATTACAAAAGGAAGAGGTTTGTATTCGTTTTCTGGTGGTCTTGTCAATAAACCTCTCATTCCATCAACAGCATCTTTTTCTGTTGTTCCTATATACAACTCCGTTGGTGGAATATATTTTGCTCCTTCTGGATTGCTAGCATACTCATTTAATTCCATACTTCTACCCAATACTGTTGCATATCTTTCTTGTTGTAGTCTTCTTTCTGTCTCTTTACTAGCAATTTTTACAATAGGCCCTTCAACTGAACTTACGAAGGCACGAATTTGGCTTTCTCTTTCTTCAGGAGTTAAGTTTGGCACAAATTGTAATGAATGATCTGCTATGGCTTGCACCAATCTGTTCAAATTGTTAGCCGTAGGGTTATCTACTATGCTGTCAATAATAGAGCCATTTACAATATCTCCATCTGCAAAACCAATTGCTTGAAAAAACTGATCGGCATTTGGCATATCTCCAACCAATTGTTGAAAACTTGGGAAGATTGTGTTTATGTCTCCATTTGTTGATAAGGCTACAAACTCAGGAAGAACATCAACCACAGTTGACATTGAATCTTTCCATCCTTTGGTAGCCTGTTCTAATAGATAACTATTAGCACCCCTAGAGTAAGAAGAGTTGTTTTTAAATATACCTAGTTGAATCTGTTCCATTGCTGTAGATTTTGTGTCACGATATGAATTTATTTGTGTGACCAAATCGTTTATTTTTGGATCGGATCTAAACGCTATATCCATTGCAGCAGGATTCAATAAAGGATTATCTCTATTAAATCTATCTACTTCTTTTTGATACTCAAGGAAAAGTTCATTTAATCTGCCATCAACATTTTGATTTCTTTGTGCTAAGATTGACGTTTTCAATCTAGATGCTTCTGCTTTCCCACCAGATGTGATAAGATTACCAAGCATTCTTTCTTGAATATCCAGTTCCAACTGAGACTTTCCTTCTGGTCTGTTGATAGGATATTCATTGTTGTTGTAGTTGTAAAGTGATTCTCCATTGAGGGAGGCTTGCTCAACTTTATTCAACTCGACTTGGTATGCATTGATTGCATCTTGATCGTGTCTTTGGTCTCTTTGTCTTTGTGCCTGCTCTAGTTGACCCGGTATTTGTGCCAGTCCCATTGCAGCATTTGCAATATTAGCCAGATTACCATACATGTATTCTTCTTGTGATTGACTGGGAAGACGACCATAGACATCTCCAAGTTGGATTTGCCCTCCAACAACCTGCCCCTGTCCATAGTATTGTGGAGACGGTGTGACAATATCGGTATTAGGTGGTACTGCCTCTGGTCGAATCATTCTTGGATCAATCATTTAAAGTCTCCTTAAGGTCTTGCTAGGTAATATGGTGCAGGTGTTTGACCAACTTGTGGTGCTGATGTGCCCATGCCGGAAATAGAGGCATACGCGCCTAGACCTGACGCAAGACCACCTGCTGTTCCTGCAATAATATTCATTGCCCCATAGGATTCTCCTATTGGCTTTTGACTGGATAACTGTAGGTTGGGCATGATTAAATCAAAGCGTTGTTGATTCATCATATTCTCCATTTGTCTCTTGATATTGTTTTCTGTTTGTTTATAGTTTCTATCTGACTGCATTGTTTGATTTAGGAAGTTTGCACTTTGTGCTAGGCTCAATGCCTTGGCTGTGCCTCCAGATATTTTGGATGCTGCTAGTTGATTACCTAATGCACCTTTCATTTGTCTGTAGGTTTTGCTCATCTCCCCATCTGCAAATGATTTTTGGAGGCTAAGTGCTTTAAGTGAATCGCTCTCAAAAAGATATGCTGCTCGTTGAATGGCAGCATTTCGTTCCATTTGTTGTTGCTGGGCATAAGAGGCATTGAATAATTGCTTACCATTGTTGATGGCCTTTTGCATTTCTCCCTGAATCCAAGCCTGTCGTGCTTGTTGCTCTCTTCTTCTAGCAGCAGAATTGCCTGTAATACCTTGAAAAATACCGCTTACTATGCCAGCACCTAGTGCAATTGCTCCTAAATCCATATGTTACCTCCATCCCCATTGGTTACTTTTCTTTTGTTGCTTCTTGGCTGTCAGTTCGCGAATAGCCCCACTGTGGGGAATCCAGTCAGAAGCCCTGAAATCGCTAGCCCAACTAGCAACCATGTTTTCCCATTCTTTTTGTTTATTATCTTGAATAAGTCTATCTGTATTGTATTGCATCATGTCCTTGTAGAAGTCCACGGCACTGGCAAGGGCATCAATGCGGTCATCATGTTTGAGGCATCCACGCTCGTCTGTGAGCCTTGTGAGTTGGATCTGGTTCTTCTCATCCTTGGCTACCCTACGATCCCATACAAGGCGATGCTGGGCTATCACAGGCTCTAGGGTATCCAGCATCCTTGCTTCCTTCCGTCCCGATACACGGAACTCCTCGATGCCTATACGCCCACAGTTCTCAATGAGGAATGGGGTAATGACTTTGGAAAAGAGACCATCACCAAAGTTGGACTCTACCCGTACCATTTTGATCCCATATTCTAAACATAATTTAGCAATTTTGTTTAGGACAGCATCGTTGTATCCCCCCTCCCATCCAATCAGTTCGTGGATGTAGATCATCCCACCAGCCGTGGAGGCAATGCATACAGCAGTCTCATCTGCCCCACGACCAGAGGGATCTATGACCATGTGTCTATGTTGATAGTCCACATAGTTTGAGGATATGTGCATAGGTTCCATGATCATATCCCCACCCAGTCCCCAACTTGGCATCTTCTTATTGGCGTTTTGACCCTGCCAGATGACTTTCTCTGGAGCCTTGTCAAACGGCACATCGAATACGATGAGATCGGACAGCTTCAACGGATACTTGTCTATATCTGACAGGGTAGTATCAAGCATGTATTGCAAGGCAAAAGCCTTGGGTCCAATCTTAGCCTTGCGTTCCATGAGCATTTCCGTGTCAAAACGCTCAGGCTGGGTGGACTCGCCAGCAGCAAGATTAAGATCCCATATCCAATCAGCAATATCCTCGGATTCACCGGGGAGGCTTTGGTCAGGCATGAGAGCAGGATACTTGACCAATGGATATGATTGCTTGAGTACTGTATATATTGATTCCGCAGAGTGCGGTGTCCCTAGGAACAAGACTCTTGATCCCTTGTTCCTGACGGACTCTAGTTCGGTTAGTTTGTGAAGAAGACGCTCTCTTGCTTCTACAGTTTGGGTATTGGTTGAGATCTCTACGTCATCACAGATGATGAGATCTGCGTGGAGTCCTGTAATCTGAGAGGTTGATCCTCTGGCAGTGCAGGATAGATCCTGTGTGAATGATGTTCTGATATTGTGATTGAAGCCAAGTGCCGAGTCTTTGGTATGCTCATCTGGAATCATGTGATTGCAGTATGGCACCATGTTCAGGATCTTTCTTGTTTGAGATACAAACTCAATGGCTTTCTGTTGGGTGGCAGACAACACCAATACAGTCTTGTTTGGATTTGCCATCATGAACCATGAGGCAAACATGGCGGTGAGCGTGGACTTCCCTGTTCCACGCCCAGCCGCCAGAATGAAATCGTTTGGTCCATACTGAAGTTGTCTTGAGATTTCATATTGCATGGGGGTAGGCTCTCCAAGTCCTAGGTGCTTCATGCAAAAGAACACATGGTTCCTGAAATCATTAACGACTTCTTCAGTAGGTTTAATCAATATGTTGATTCCTTGATCTTGAAGGGTGCAGCCTCGGACATTGCCTTGGTTACTTCTTCAAGTGCTTGACTTGGGATGCCATCTGCTGCTTCTCTATTGTCATTGATGATGCCACGGATGACGGTATATAGCCCCGGAGTACACTTGTCAGGATCCTTGAGATCCCGAACAAGTGAATCCAGTAGCATCTCATTTAAGATCTGTACTTTACTCTTCATCGAATAAGGCTTCTAATCTTAGAGATGGGAAATATACATCCTGCGATGTATCCGGCTAGGCACATCAGCCCAGCAAACCACAAACTTCCTAGGAATGCTTCCATTGTTTTTTCTCCTTTTTGTATGCAGCATCAAAGTCCTTGTCTGTTGCTCTGAGAACAGCCACGGCTTCTCTGATGCTTGTTTTGGAAGTATCGTCTTCTGCCTCAATCATCAACTTTGCGGTTTCTTTCTTCCCTTTGGGAATCATTGAGGCAAACAATCTCATAAACGCTCTAATTGGTTTTCCCAATCCAAGGTACCATAGGATGACGAAGGCTCCTATGATTCCTAGTGACAACAATCCGTATTCCAGTATTGGTGCCCACCATGGAACTGTGTCATCAATCTCTGGTAACAGTTCCACGGTATTGTACATAATATCAATAATATCTTGTTGCTCTCTTGCTCCATGTTTTGCTTCATCACTGATGAGCAGAACATCCATATGCTCGGTTTTACGGACCTCTTCCTCAATAGTTTGGAATCGCTCTTTGCTTGACTGTGCTACTCTAGAAACCTCTACAACATTCTTTCCTATTTGTTTGGAAGGGGAACACCCATTAATTAGAACGATCAAGACGATCCATGCGTACTCTAAGCGCATCTATTCTCTCCTTTAAAGCAGCATCTGTTGCAACAAATTCAATCTGCGATTTGGTCAACTCTTCTACAATTTCTTTTAAATCTTCTAGTTGACCTGTGTTGTAGACTTGATTTGCCTGATATTCACCTACTCTTACAAATACTCCAGCCAAACCTATAGCAATAATTACTATCTGAAGCAATTGTAAAACAGTTGATAAGTCTGGGTGCTTTCCTTCCATTGTATCTCTCCTTTAGATTTCGTATACAAGTTGTGTTATTGGATTGGTTTGTAATTTTTCAATAGCATCTGCTTTCATGTCATCCATGTATTGAATCATTCTTTGGCACACAGCGTGTCTTAGTGTTTCTTCGTCTGTTGGACTGTTCCAATCTGGGGCAACACCATTAAAAAATTCTTCAGTATATGCTGCTCTATATCTGCTTATTCGTTGACCCATGGCTTGTTCGTCTTCTGGAAGATCTGTCCAATCTAGAGGATATGTCGATAGATCAAACGCACTCGGTACCCAAAAAGTTTGACCAGACCATAAAGTAAAGTTATTATACGACCCATTTTCCAATGCTGGATAAATCATTTCATCTCTTACTTCTTCACTACCTACAAATATTGGCAAATAATTATCACCAATATTTATATATTGATACATTGGACATAGCATTGGAATTATTAGTTTGTCTTGGTTTCTGTCTTCATTGTGTCTTTTACTTGCTTCTATATTATAATGCACCCATCTTTTAGTTTGTTCAGATCTTTCTGGGGCTACATATTTATCAAAAAATGAAGGTGATATGTAATCCTGCTCATCAAGAAGTGGACCATATGCTGTTACATATTGATTTAATCTTTCGTTTATTAAATCATACTGATTACTTTGCTCTAATCCTAACCAAGTATTGCTAAAGATAAAGAATCTAACATTTGGTTCACCATAAAAAGCCCATTTAATTTGTGGAAATGAATTTTTAACTTTTTGGATAAGATCAATCATTTCATTCAATGCATGGAAATAATTATCATTTGGTGGATTGCTTACGCCTTGAGCCAACCAACTCATGTATGGGGTTTCAAAATCAAGAATCCCATATTCTGCGTCGTTTAACCAAGGTCGTCCTGCAATGTAATTAAGAACTGCTGAATCATTTATAGTACCAGTACTATTTGAATCGCCTGCTGCTTGAGGAACATATAGTTCTCTTTTGTGTCCTTTAGCAAGTGCCTGTTCATTGTATGTTGGTGTTGGTGGTGCTATCAAAGGCTCTGGTAAGTTATCATAATGGACAGCAGATGAATATGCATATGAGTTATCTCTAATCCAAACCTTATCAATTTTTTTCAGTTGTCCTTCTTCTCTAATCCATACATCACTTATTTCTAAGGCTGTTCCTGTGTTGTCTCTAATCCACAGTTTTCCATTCTCTTCTGGTGGTCCTCCGGGTTGGCTCGGTCCTCCAATATGATTACTCATTGTTGGGCTTTCCTAAATATGATCTGGCCTTCTGGTCCAGAGGTTTCTGGTTGATCTCCTGTCTCGATTACTACAAAGTAAGGAACGGCTGTTCCATAGGTGTGATTGGGTGATGTTGTCATTCTTAACGGCTTACTCACTACTGGGTTGGCTCTTTCTACTGCCCCAATCTCATAAGAGTTTAATCCGTCTCCACCTAAACCACTGCCCGGTGCAGCAGTCTGTCTTGTTGTTGTGTGATGTCTTGTAACATGGGTTGGTAAATCATCAGCAGTGGCTGCTGTGATGCTGTCAATAAACCCATCAGCATTTGTTGAGAGTTTGTAAATATTCAGTGATTGATTTGGAGTTAGCTCAACATCTGATTTACGAACAACACTTGTAGATATAGTTGGTGGGTTACTAACAGTTGCAGTAGTAAATGAACCTAAAGCAGATGAAATTGATGATGTAAAACTTCCAGTTTGTGCCACTATAGTGGTTGAAAGTATGGTCCCAAGTGTGGATATCCCCGGTACTTCAATATTCCCATTAAAGGTAGCGAGACCAGTAAAAACTGATGTGGATCCTACAGCTAAAGTAGTTGGGCTTAGGTTTGCTATTGACAATGTGCCTGATAAATCTGCATCAATGGACCAAATTTTCTTTACTCTATTTGAAGTAGATCCAATGTCATATAGATTATTTGTTCCGGGTAGTATATCACCATTGAAGGTTAAGTCATTGATAATGGATCCAGTCTCTTTGATATCTGTTGATCCTGCTTGAAACCTATCACTCAATATCTTGTCTGGGTATATTTCTGTATTATCAGATGTTGACTGAATTGTTATCTTTGAGTTTGTATTTGAGTTACTAGAAATTACAATTGATTGGAGGCTTGATGCATTAGCACTTCCAATTGTTAAACTAGATGGTGTCCATATTGAATTGTTATCACTTGATCTTAGGCTTGTTGTATAGGTGCCATTTGTTTTGGCAATAAAATCATTTGAAAAATCAGACGAGGTACAGTTACATCCACCAGTTTGATCGCTGGAGATAATCTCAATAATATCATAATTCTGTGGCATGGTATCTCCTTATACTATTGGTAGTTTACTTGCTCTGGCTGGGGTTACAAATAGTGTTGTTGCACTTACAGCAACACCAATTGGATCTACCAATGCACCAGAACCTGATGGGGATGTAGATGTAATTCCTCCTGCAACTGTAGCAGATAGCCAATACCAGTTTCCAATTTCCAAATTGGTAAATCCAGACACGGCTCCAATAAATACAACAGAAAAACTTTGGTTGTCTGATGAACCAGACAGTCCATCAATCATTCCTATTCCAAGTGTTGCTGGATTGTTTGCTTGTGATTTTGTCCACAGACCTGTTCCATTGTCTAAATAAACAACATCCCTATTTGCTAATGAAGTGTTTGATCCTGCTACTTGCCAAGCAACATGGTTTGTTACTGGTGAGCCAATGCCAGCAATAATCTTACCAGTTGCATCTGTTTTAAGATAATCCGCACTTTGAACATTGTCAACTACCACATCCCAACCAGTTATTGTATTTGATGTTGTTATGGTTCCTATTGTACCAATATTTCCTGTTGTTGCAGAAAGACTAAGGGTTGGAACAAATGGCGATGAGCATGAGGCTAAAGTACCAAACTGGGCGTCTCTACCAAACCTAACTCCTGTAAACGGTGGCTCGTTGTTAACATCGAGAGTATCATTACCATAGCAATCCTGTGTTTCTCCATTAGAAAACCATATTAGTTTGTTTATAAACTCTACTGTTCCACCATCAATATAATGGCTTGTGGCACCAGCAAACAAACTGTCATCGTTTATTGTAAACAATACATCTCCAGATGATGTATTAGTTGAGGCTGTTGATTTGACAACCTCAAATGCATTGTGATTTCCTCTACCTTTAACAGATACCACTGGAGTATTTACTACTGTGTCGGTTGGAGTATAATTAAACCAATTGTTTCCAGAAGAGTACACACTTCCTTTAGCCCAGATAGACATGTTGTTGTTGAGTATAAGGGAATTACTGGAAGTAAGGTTGAATATGATATCGTTACTAGAATTGTTTACTGATAATACATCTGTAGATTGACTTGCATGTGTTATGATTTTTAATGCTGAGGCATTTGCATTTGAAACTTTTATAGTGTTCCACTCAAGTTCTTCTCCAGTTACACCCGGAAGTTTTCTAATGTATCCTAGACTATTCAATACTGTTGATTTTTGCGATGACCAATATGCTACACCACCTCCGCTTTCCGATGGTTGGTTTTGTAGCGTTCCTGTGTGGCTAGTTGTACAATACCAAACAGTATCATTAGTTGCTTCTGTATTAGGATCGTCATGTTTAACAACATCACCTTGGATATAACTAGTACCCTCTTGCCAAGACTCAACCAATCCTAAATTATTAAGGACTGCATCAATTTCTGTTTTGTTATAGTAGTTGGCAAGAGAAGCACTGATAAATGAATAGATGTCTGCATCCTCTCCATCCAATCGTGCTGCCTCTTCTTCCAACAAGTGAAGTGCCTGAGTATTTACAACATTCAAATCTCTGCCACTTAACTTTGCACCATCAACAAAAGTAGTATATAGGCTAGTGGAAGTAACCCTAACTAACTTAAGTTTGTGTATTGCAGGATCTAGATATGCTGGAATCTGCTCATTGCTTTGTCCTGTATAGGTAGCATTTTTTAAACTGACCGTTGATGCGTTGCTTAAAGTATGGATCCATGATGGTCTATATAGTTCAGTCCATGGGTTGGTGTTGTTGTCAACCGCAAAGTAAATCTTTAATTGAGCAACCCCAAGTTCTTGAATGAGTTGTATAGGAGACCATGATATAAATTCAATATCATAACCACTTCCTGCTGATTTGATTACTTCTACTGTAGCCATTGTTATCCCTCAAACAAATTGGTTTGTGGAGTTGTCACCGTGTAGAAACTCACCCTAATATTTGCAGGGATTCCAAGACGGATAAACTGTACTGCTGTTTCAAGACTAAATGCTGCGGCAGATCCACCATCTGTTGGGCTATTGTTGTGCTTATTGATATACATATCTTCATAATAAGGTGGATGATTATTTATATTTGATGTGCTATTTGCTTCTGGTTGTGCAACAGAAGTACTATCCCAATCATGAGCGTGATAATCTGCCAGCCAATCCAATGCAAGTTGTCTAAAGTTACCATCACTATCAGCATATACATCAATTAAACCAATTCGTTTAAGTCTTGGTACCTTAAGAACAAGATCAAATCCATTACCTGTCTTGTTCCTAATGTCAATACCAAGTTTTTCATAAGGATAAGTATCCCATGCTCTTACTACATTGGCATCAAAGTCATCTGGGTAAATATGATAACCATCTGAGTTGGTTCCGCCAGATCCAATTTGAGTGCATCCGGTGCCCCCGTCATCACAACCATCAATGTACTTCTCTACCTTTGCTACAATCTCATAACAATTTGCATCAGGGCAGTTTGTAGTTGTTACAGACCCAGCCGTAGAGAATTGAACTTCAAACACATACTCATCATACATGTCAGGAAGAACTCTTTCAAGGTTTGTGAATACTTTATTTGCGTCAACTTTGATTGAATAACTACCGCCCTTAGCCATGGTTAAATCAGTAGGATCTGCTAAATAATCTGTATACCAGTTTGTAGATGCTGGTAGAATAGTATAACTATTGTCATTTTCAAGAGATACTTTAGCAGGATCAAATGGATTATAATAACTGGTACTGTCTATATTGGCTGGATCGCTTGAGTCATTCCCACTATCATAACCTGTTATCCACCATCGCCAATAGAACCAGTTGCTCCCAGTCCCTGCTCCAAGATATGTTGAAACATCAGTGGGAATCCCCGACTCATCAACTTTACCAAGCGTATCCATATTACCATCCCATACGATATACGAAGGTGGGCTTCCTGTTCCATCCCACAGATGCGATAGGTAGTATGTAACAACACTTGGTACATGTTTTGTATTGGAGTAGTTATTAAGATTCAATGCATCGGTAAATTGATAATTGACAGTAATCATACTGTTTGTTTGATCTGTATATTGAACACTTGCATTTGGATAATCGGTCAATGGATGTTCTTCTGTATAACCAAGTGCTGTGCCCCAGTCAGATTTATTAATGACACTGCGAACTCTAGAAAGATATCTGTCTGTAGTTGGGTTAAGTGTCCCACTTGTAAACTCTAATCCAAAGGTATGGGTCTTGCTTGGGTTGTATAAGAACTTTTCAATATTGGTCATATATAACTTGTTCTTGCATACTGAGCAAGTAAGTGCAGGCCATGGCCTATAGTATGCCAAATCTGATTGTGTTGGATCTGATCCTGTTAGAGTACCCCCTGTGCCGGGGTGGTCTAAGGTATCAAACTTGTTGATATCAAAATAAGCAAGGGGATAGTCTGATATACTTGAAATATTTCTACCCTCTCCTCTACCAATTTCCCATCTAAATGATGTTAGGATTATGCCGCCAGATGCCGTGCTGGTACTGATTTGATTTGCAATATATACTGGTAGTTGTTCCGTTGGATCTCCTAGTTGATCTGAGATCTGTTGCTGTGCGGCGTAGTATCCCAACCCAAAGGATGTAATGGCATTGGGTATTAGATCCTTGGGTACAGCCATGCAGCCTGTAGTCAATGCTCCCCATGCAGCATCTATATCAGTATCACACTGCCCTAGAACATAATAGTCATCAAGATCATTATTGGCTGTTGTGTTGTAGGTTTCAAAGGTTTCAAAGTAAGTTGCAGCGGCTGGCAGGGATGCATTAACCCAATTGGTTCCGTTGAAAGAAAGGAACTCCCCACTTGTTACACTGGTAATGCTTACATTATTTAGATTATCTAAAGTAATATTACCAGCAATCTGTGAGGGTGGTGCCCCCACAAATGATCCATTACCATCCCAAATCAATACATCATTAGCAGTTACGCTTGACAGGTCAAAGTTAAATGGAGAACTGGTTGATGGTGTTACTGTAAACAATGCTCCACCTGACCCATCATCATTAGCAACTTGATAATAGTTGTTACTTGCAAATTCCTTTTCTTGAATTAAGAAGAGCAACTGGTGCAAAGATGTATTAAGATCTTCAGCACTTAACTTGGCTCCATCCTTGAATGTCAAGAACATTCTCTTGTCATCACTACATCTTTCAAATCTTAATTTTGCAAACCCAGCAACAGTAACCGATTGTTGTAAAGTAACTGTTGCATCTTGCTCATTGATTTGGAAATCAGTCTCATAAGTTAGTTGAGTTTTGTTTCCGCTTCCATCTACAAGATAGACACATAATTGAAGTGAGTCAGGTACAGAACACAGTGTTGCTACATTACCGTATCCATAGGGGGTTCCAGTAGTAGGATTATCATATTCAATAATAACCGAGGCACCCAAGTTGGATGGGTTGTAATAGATTGGATCATTTGTATTAAAATCGTAACACACTGTTTCTTCTCCTGTTGTACAGTCTGGATTGTATGGGTTTGGACATGGATCATCTTCATAACAACCAAACCAAATAGGAATGTAACTTCCTCCGCACTCATAACAATTGGCACTAAAGTCTGCACATTGTGGTGGTTCACATGCCCCTTGTTCGACTTCTTCGCAAGTAATCCATATAGAACTGTTTGGGCATTGACAACAATTTACACTGCATTGTTCAGCAGTTGGGTCAATGTTACAGTACTCACATGATTGGCAAAAACTTTCAGGCATTGGGTATCCATATGGTTGACACCCTTCACCACACGTTGGACAACATAAATCTTCTGGTGCCCAGATACCACAGTTTTCAAAACCCGGATAACAACACTCAACACAGCCGGGTTCTCCGGGTACACAGCATGTTGATGGACATGTTTCAGTAGATGGGATTAACTTACATCCGCCGCCCTCACCACACGGGCATGGAACATAATCATCACATCCACCATTACATGGATTGCACAATGAATCTTCACTGTCGCAATCAACAAACTGACCATATTCATTTATACATTTATTGTTATCCAGCGCATCACATTGAAAAACCCCACAAAGAGTTAGATCATAATTGCAATCTTCTGGAATAACACCACAAGGAATTGTTGATCCATTGTCGCAAAATTCACCAAGTGCATCACAAAATGCTCCCCCTAAATTGTCTGCACATTGTTCACATATACCGCAATTGCAGTTTTCTTGGCCTACATATTTAGACATTATACAAATTAACGACCAAAGAGTATTACCGCAGTTGTTGTATAAATCACAAATATTACAAATAGATGATCCTAATGCAGCAAGTTGGTGTGTAGGATTATCAGGATTAAGGCCGGGAGAAATAGTAATCTTTGGATTGGATCCATAATAACTATTCCACTGAGCGTTTTCATTCTCCGTCTTCTCAAAGGCGTATTGCACCCATTGAGCATTTGTAAACCATCTATATGACGGTGAACGAATCCAGTCAGCCATGTTGATTCTCCTTTACTTCTGGATTGAAGTGTCGCCCGGTCTGAAGTTTCCAATCACTTCTATCGAGGTTATGTTGCAAGGTGTTGGGAAATCACTCTTGATGTAGATGGTGGTTGAGTCGGCATATCCTAGGATCTTTGACAACAACTCTCCTTCCCTCTCAATCCGAAGCATTCCAAGAAGATCTGTAGTATCGTTATAGGTAAACGTCTCGCTCCTTACTGAAGATCTTGCCCTATTGTATCTTTCAATTTCAATATTATATTGAGCAGAGTTTCGGTGTCTTGTGGTCATCCTCTTAAGATTCAAGACTCCGGGTCTTGCTATGTTCTCTGCGTCTCTCACATGAAGAGGTGATAGTTGAATGTTCATCTCATACGGTCGCCCTGCCCACACACGCCTTGGCTGATATGATCCATTAGGTTGTCTCTCAGAAGCAAGGTTTCCGGGCACCAATAAGTTAGTGGTAAAGTGCCCATCATATTCCTGTGAGACAACGCCTGTTGCAATGTGTCTTGTATATCTTCTGCTCTCTGACCATCCATCGTCCAAAACAACTTCAATAGCCGCAGGATCAAAGTATGGTAGCCTGATGGTTGTGATATTTGAGTCCGCATCATATGTAATCTTGTTTGACTCCACTCTAATCAACCTATCAAGCAAAGGTGTGGCAAGGGTGACAGGCTCAAAGGTACCATAGTATGCATAAAGCCTTGGAGTTACACCATTGGTTCTCTTAACAACAAGATAGAAACCTGTCTCATATCCTTGTACTGCCATGATCTGATCGTTTTCATCCAATACCCATCGGTAGAATGCATTTTGCACAAGTTGCTGACCATTGACCTTTTGGGTATAGATATACATATGATTCTTGTTATCTTTATCAACCATGATGATTGAGTTGTATGATGGAACTGCTGTTACCTCTTGGTAATTGACAGGTAGATATCCACGACAATGAGTACTTAACTCATAGGCGGTTGAATACTCATTGCCAAATGCATCTGACCCACTGTACAAGAACAACTTCTCCTCATCAAAAAAGTATATGTTGGTGCCCATTTTAACTGGGTTTGCTGTGGATGCTGTAGAGTAGAACGACGTGCTTCTCAATTCAATAGACGTGGGTGAAACATTGCCAGCATTGGTTGATGATCCTCTGATCTCAAACTGATTGCCACTTCTTGTTGTGATGAATAAGAAGTTTTGAAACGATGTTAGACTTTGCACTCTATTAAATTGGCCTGTATTTACCGATATGTCAATTGGATCTGAGTCGGTTATGTTCAATGAGTCGTTTAAAAAGAAATTAAAAAACTCATTTACTCTAGAAGCAAAGATGGTTGTATCTGTGGCTATCCATAGTCTACCCTTCCAAAACTCCATAGCCTTGATGGTTTCATTGCTATTGATTGCTTCTGGACCGGGGTTGTTAATAGCAGTACCACTTGTCTTTGGAACCAAAGGAGAATAGCTGATACGCCACTTGCCATCAGATTCCTTTCGGATCATGACAGGAAAAGTTCTATGGTCGATTACAGAATTCTTATCCTCTGATCTTACTGGTTGAAAGTAAGGTTGACCATTTTCGGAGTTGCTTACTGTTCTGTAAAACCCAGATGGGAATGAGAAGTATGGATCACGGGCATACCAAATCTCTCCCTTTCCGTATGTGTTGGCGGTTTCATAATTATAAATTGAATCGCTACCAGTAATGTCTTTAAATGGTGATGTCAAATAACCCGCATCATTTGTAGATCCTGAAATGCCATTCTCGCTTCTATGATACAAATGCTGCATCATTGCTTGTGCTTTCCATCCACAATGAGAATTAACATCATCGTCTGGGGGTGGAATAGCAACCTCAGAAAAGTTTTCTACACTATGTCCTACTGCATAGGACTCAAGGCTTACAGAGTTAACTCTTGTTTCGATATCATCAATGACATTCTTATAACCACCACCATTAGCAGGATCTGCAACAACACTGATCCATTGATTATATAGATTATCACTATCCTTTGATGGCTCGTAGGGAACAGCAGACTTGTCTTCTTCGTTTGCTCCGGGCAGTCTTACTTGTCCTGATCCACCATTAGCAGTATTTCCACTTGAGTCAACAAAAAACATATCTGCTGTTTTATAATGGATCTTGTCACCAGAATGAATGTATGATGGATCTGGTTCATAAAACCCATCTACACAAGGAGAGCCAAGGTCACAAGAAGGAACAACCTTGTCTGAGTTGTCTGGTAAAAACCCAAGCCTCATTTGTTTGTTCCAAAAGATTGCACCAGATCCATAGGTAACACTACCCATGATGTCATCAATGGGAAGAGAAGAGTCTGTTGATAGGTTGTAATGCATAAGATATTCCTTCATGCCTCTATCAAAACTATTTTTATCAAACTCTTCTTCAATCCATTCCGTAGGCTCTATTCTGAACACACGAACCATTAGGTTTGTCTGTGTTTGTGCCCGGTTGATGACAATACAAAATCTATTAAGACCATCAACATCAATGAAATGGAAATATAAATGATCTGGATTGAAGCCACCACCAGCCACAATGTTGGGTACGTTTAGGTAATCACCTTCCATACTTGTCTTGATGTGCGTAAGAGGTGGTCTCTTTTCGGCTGATCTTTCAACAGTCAAGAGTACGTTGTCTGCATTCTCCACTTCTTGTGGTAGTCTTTTGGATGACTCTCTTCTGGAGACACCACCATTTAGTGATTGAATAGGTACTCTTGTTGTTGGCATTATCTGTATCTCCTCCTAGGATCTCTGAAGGAATAGTCTCTTGTCGATGCAAGGAATGTACCGGGATCTTGACCAAGGAAACTTCGTTTCTTATTGGTGATGTCCGATGCTCTACCTTTGGACATATAAGTTACTTCTCTTTGAGCAAGATACTTGTCTACATTGTGATCGCCTTGGGTAATCATTTGATAATCCCTAGCAGCCGAAGACATGATACCACGTTGCATAGGAGTCTCAATATCAGACCACTCAAGATCTGTAATCAACATGATCAATATACCATCACTACCTCCCTTGTCTGTCCAATCAGCAGTATGATCTGTTACATTGAATAAATAAGGTGGGCTTCCCTTATAGGAAGCGAGGACATATTGATCTCTGTCTTTACTCCAAATAGGCTCACACAGTTCTGCATGAAGCGTATCCGAAGGAAGATAAACATACCCTTGAGAGTTGGGTTGGTATTTTTTATAATAAGAATTATTGACAAGACCCCTCATGACATAGGAGGTGATTGTCTCATCTAGGATATGCTCTGCAACACTTGTATCAACACCGGAATCGTCTTCCAGATGGTTGACAATGTGTTCACCCGACATGAGCAACATGTGGTTGACTGCATCCAATCTGGAGAATGTTCCCATTTACTTTTCCTTTTTTGTGTAAGATACCTTCTTGTTTAGTGCTTCCTTGCGTTCGCTGCATCTACAATCCTTTTTCTTTGGAGCAACAAGACCACCAAGGGTAGCAATATAAGCAACCTTTTCTACTGTGTCTCCTAGTCCTTGTGATTTCTTTTTAAATGGATTATCCATAATACCTCCTTATAAAACGAGAAAAAAGAAACCTAGGGGATTTCTCCCCTAGGTTCCCAGATATTTAGTTGTTATTTAATTGTCTATCAGACGATAGCAGAACCACAAACAGCAGCACAAAGCTCTGGTCGTAGAACGCCACCACCACGCATCACAGATGCAACGGTGAACTGAGTATTGCGACGAACGTCGCGGATAGTGTCAACCTTCATGCCCTGTAGGCTGAGGGATGCAACTGCATCTCGCTGCCAGATAAGAGCCTTGACTGGGAACATGGCACTAAAACCAACACCACCAGAAAGAGTACCAGCAGTTGAGAAACGAAGCCAGTCAAAGTTGTACTTGGTATCACCAAGATCAACGATCTTATCTGCTTCTAGGTCACTCTGAGTAAACACGGTACCACCACCGGGAGCAACAATAATGTTGTCTAGTTCGGTGTCAATCTGACCAGCAGTTGAGGCAGCAGCAACGGTATAATCAGTACCGCCCAACTCTACAGTTTGCTGTAGAAGGTGATTGGTCTTGACAATGGTTGCACCCATGTAGGTAAGAGTGTCGGTAAGAGCATTCATACCCTGAGTATATGGGGCACCAAGACCGCCAGCAGCAGCAACGCCACCAAACATGGGCTGCATGTTCTGAACTTCAGTATTGGTACGAGCAACACCTAGGGCACGGATGTCATTGAAAGCACGGGGGCTGACAGCAACATACACACCATTGGTTGGTGCATCAATCTCTTGTAGGCGAACCATATAACGCTCGATGTACTCAAGAAGTTTGAGTGCAGCAGTGGCACGATTAGCCTGAGTTGCAGCAGAGTGACCAAGATGGTTAAACGCTGCATCAGCAGGCATGTCATAAGAGGCACTGGTAAGATCTGTAGCGGTAGTAGCACCACCAAAGTTACCACCCTTGGTGACGGCAGGACTTCTGCTTGCCATGAATGCACCCTGAGCAATGAGAGAAGCAATCTGCTTGTCTCTTGCATTGGCTAGTGCAAGACCAGCCTGTCGGGCTAGTTCTGCACGATACTCCCACTGAGTAAGCATGAGCGAAATATCGTCAAGTTCAAAGTGAGAGGCCATGGGACGCTCATCAAGCGAAATATCGAACCACTGAGGATCAGTAGTTCCAGTTGAACCCTCTAGTTCTTCACCGGCTTTCCACTGTGCCTTGAGGCCAACGGTTCCCGTGATTGGGAATCGCATAGTGGTACCGCTAGTGATAGCCCGAGTGGTGACAAGTGGCTCAAAGATGTTGTACTGATCGTACGCATTGAGAACTTCACCACTCCAAATAGGAAGCCAATAATCAGCAGTACCATCTTGTGAAACTGTGTATTGACCAATAGCACCAGCAGAGGTGTTGTCAGCAGCCTGACCACCAGTTAGCCAGCCAGTAGGAAGTGCGCCAGTGTTTTCACCAGCACTATTAGAAAATGGGTAATTATAAACATTATCAGCCATTGCGATAATCTCCTTATGTTTTAAACTTAACAAACAGTAAGGATTAGATTATCCTAGTCCCTTCTCACGGGGATTGTTAGGGTCATCTCCTCTTGTAGCCGTGTTGGTGAGTAATCACCATACGTCTTTCGACGGCTTGCCGGAAAGCAGGGTCGGTACGATACCGAGGATCTGAAACTGCTGCTTTCATTTCCGCCTCCGAGTTGAATGCTTGTGCTTCAACACCGGGCTTGGGAACTTGACCGGCTGGTACGGCATTTGGGGTTGAGACAGACGGCTCAGGTTGAGATTTCTGAGTGGCTGGTTGAGCCTGCTGATATCTTGCTTGAAGACCAAGAAGTATAGAGGCACTGGCAGGGGTTTGCAGTCCTCTGTTCATGGCTTCAACCTCAGCAGCAGACAAGTTTTCACCCGCCCACTTGAAAATCCTTTTTAGATTATCCGTACCGCCAACAACCTTGGCAGATTCATCGAATGCTTGCTTCTGCATTGCTTGTCTGCCACGAACCATTTGCTCGACTACAATAGGATCTGCGTTGAGTCTCTTGGCAACTTCCTTTCTTGTGGCTTCCGTAAGGTCGCCATTCTTATCAATCTCCCTTCCCCACCTTGCCCAATCCTGCTCGGTGATATTACCGTATTCTGGATCTTTAGGTTTTGAAATTGACAACTCATCAGGAATATTGCTGATGTCCTCAACAACAGGTTCTTCCTGTTGCGTAGGTTGTTCTTGAGCCTGCGGGTCATAATTTGGATTTCCAACCGCTGTCTCGTTGTATTGCTTCTTAAGTTCGGCAATCTCTTGCCGAGACTTGGTATACTGTGACTGGGCACTCTTCAAAGAGTTGAACCAGTCCTCAGCATTTTTAAAATTTTGGGGAATCTTTTCCCCTTGGTCCTTGACATACCTTACAAACGCAGCCCTTTCACCTGCAACAACAGGATCCTCGTCTGGTTCTTTAGGCATGACAATATCATTACCTACCTGAGTCTCTGTGGATTCTTCAGGCTTGTTTTCTTCTATCATTTTTCTTCATCTCCTTTGCGATTGTTCGCTTCTTGCGAGTCGCTTTGGAACTATCGGGCTTTAACCCGGTATTCTCAATTGCGTATTTCTTTGTGTTATGTGGAGTTTTCATCCATACTTCTTCTTCATCATAGGCTTCTTGCCCTTTGGAGCAACAGCCTTACCCATCTTCTTCTTTCCCTTCATTGGTGAGTAATCCTTCATCATTTCCTTTTTAGACTTCATAGGCATGTTTGCCTCCTTGTGATAGTGCAACCTTATGGATGTTATGAAAAGACATGGATCACCTTCCTTTCTTTTTAAAACCCTTCAACGTCTTGGCGAGGTTGCATTGACGCTTTGAGCGAGTTGAAAGATCCTTGGATTGACAATAACCAGAAATTGATTTACCGGCTGCCTTTGCTTTTTTTGTAAGTGCGCCGGGTCTTTTTATAGCGGACTGAATCCATTTCTTTTTTGCCACTTATTGCTCCTTTAGCATGTGATCCTGTTTTACGAGTAGTGTGACCGCAGTTACATTTAAATTTCTTAATCATAATTTATTCCTTAAATTTGATACCTGACAATCACAATGCCGGAGCCTCCCGGGTTGTTCCCGCCACCGCCGCCGCCAGCGTTTGCGGTGCCGTTTTGGAAAGCGTTACCGCCGCCGCCC